GTTTGCTGAGATTTACTACAGGAGAAAGTAGTGCAGGAACATTGACGTCGCGCTTGGAAATATCGGATGGTGGCGACATTAGTTTCTACGAAGACACTGGCACGACTGCGAAGTTCTTCTGGGATGCTTCTGCGGAGTCGTTGGGTATTGGTACTAGCAGTCCGTCTAATAAATTACATGTTGCAGACTCAGGGCGCAATGTAGCTATTATTGAGAGTACCGATGCAGGTGATTTAAATGGCCCTTATTTAAATCTATACAGAAATAGCGCATCACCAGCGGCAAACGACTATCTTGGTTTCTTAAATTTTTCAGGAAAAAATAGTACAGGTGTTGCTGTTGATTACGCATTTATTGGGGTTCAAGCAACCCAAGTAACTACATCACCCGCACAAAAAGGTGATTTAGTTTTCTTTACTGCAAACGAAGCATCGCCAGCAGAACGCATGCGTATCGACTCTAGCGGCAACTTGCTGGTTGGTACTACTGATACAAACCCAACAACAGGTACGAGTGAAGGCATTGTAGCTCAAGCTGGTGGTTTGCTTTTAGCTTCTAATTATCAAGATGCCGCTTTAGCACTAAACAGAACATCTAATGATGGTTCAATTGCTGTATTCAAGAAAGACGGCACTACAGTCGGTAGTATTGGTACTGTAGACGGATTTCCTTACATCTCCAGTAATTCCAACGTAGGTCTTAAATTTCTCAGCTCAAGAATACGCCCAGTGAATTCAGATGGTTCAGATAGGGACGATGCTATTGATTTAGGCGCAAGCTCTGCTCGTTTTGACGACATCTACGCCACCAACGGAACTATCAACACATCTGACCGCAATGAGAAGCAAGACATCGCAGAACTCTCTGACGCAGAGCAACGTGTCGCTGTAGCTTGCAAAGGCTTGCTACGCAAGTTCCGTTGGATTGATTCAGTAGCAGACAAGGGTGACGACGCACGTATTCACTTCGGCATCATTGCTCAAGACTTACAAGATGCATTCACTGCTGAAGGTTTAGACGCTGGACGCTATGCAATGTTTATTTCAACAACTTGGACTGATGAGGAAACTAGTGAAGAGCGTACACGAATGGGTGTGCGTTACTCTGAGCTACTTGCCTTTATAATCGCCGCTATTTAACTAGGAGAAAACTAATGGCTACATGGACTATCGCAAACCTTGAGCGTGACATTGCGACAGGAGGGGTGCAAGTGGCCCACTGGCGTGTTACTGAATCTGAAACTGTTGGTGACGACACATTTACTGCATCCTCTTATGGCACTGTAGGCTTTACACCTGACGCTGACGCTGACGGCTTTGTTGCTTACGATGACCTTACTGAGTCTGCTGTACTGGCATGGGTACACGAGTCAGTCGATCAGGACGCTACTGAGGCGGCACTAACAGCCAACATCGAAGCACAGAAGAACCCTGTGTCTGCTGATGGTATGCCTTGGTAATAGTAATAAGGAATAGTCATGTCAGATCTAGAGCAAGCATTAAGTCGGTTAGAAGCTCATGAGCGTGAGTGTAGTATTCGTTATGAAATGATTCAGATGCAACTGGACGCACACAATCAACGCTTTGACAAACTAGAGAAGATGATGACAGGCGGCTTTGCTTCTATTGCTATTATCGTGACTATGGCTATTGCTATCTTGGAGTTTGCTAGATGATTGAGTCGCTCATAGGGCCTGTTACAGGGCTTCTGGACAAGTTTGTACAGGACAAGGACCAGAAGGCTAGGTTAGCTCATGAAGTTGCTACAATGGCTCAGAGACACGCTCAGGAGCTTGCTAAGTCACAACTAGAGGTTAACAAGGTAGAAGCAGCACATAAGTCCTTGTTTGTCTCTGGTTGGAGACCTGCTGTTGGCTGGTGTTGCGTACTAGGTATGATGGGCAACTTTATGGTCATACCGTTTACCAACTTTGTTTTAGCTCTGTTGGCTATTGAAGTCACTATACCACTCATTGACCTAGAGACTATGATGCCTGTACTAATGGGCATGCTTGGTCTTGGTGCTATGCGTTCTTATGAAAAAACCAAGGGCGTATCAAGGGAAAAGTAAATGGCATATTATATAGGCACACAAGAGTTTGCAACCATTGGTGAAGCCACGGACTTCATGCGTAGGAATCCTGACGTAGCAGAAGAAGGTTTACGCATTACGTCTGAGCCTGTTGGAAACGAAGGTATGTTGACTGGCGGAGTAAAAGGTGAGCCTACAAAGCAAGCCCCTATTGTTCCTGACGAAACTCCTTCTGCTACAACTCCTCAGACCTTTACGTTTGTTGAGGGTCGTGAAAAAGGCGATGGAGACTTTCAAAACTATCTCTACGGTCAAACCGGAGAAGTCCAACAGGTTACCGTAGACGAACTACGTGACTACTTTGAAAGTGACGACGTAAACCGCCTACGTGAAATGTTTGGCACGTTTGATAACTACCTTGCTTACATGACTGAACGTGAGCAGTTACTACAAAGTGGTGACCTTACAGTAGGTAACTGGTCAGAAGCTGACGCTGGCTTTACCGAAGATCAAGAGATGATCCTTGAGGGTGACGCTGACCTTACTATTGACCCTAGCGATCCCGGTCAAAACCTAGAAAACCTGCGTAGACAACAAACTAGTACACAACAAGGCGCTTATCGAAACTGGTTGAACTCTGAAGCTAACCAAGCGTTGCTACAGAAGTACGGTGTACAGTCTACAGTGTATAGCGAGTCTGGCGATAAATTCCAGTGGAACGGTTCAGCATACGTTAAGGTAGAAGAAGCAAGCAACCCCGGAGTTACTGATTTTGCAAAGTCAGGAATCTTGGCTGCTATGACGTACTACATGGGGGCAGGACTTACTGATTTTCTTTCATCAAGCACATTGACAACAGCTTCCGGCCAAACAATAGCTGGGCCCGGTTTAAGTTCTTCGCTTGCTACAGGGGCATCTTCCGGTATTTCAAATGCTGCGATGCAGTTAGTAGCTACAGGTAATGTAGACTTTGGAGAAGCTTTAGAGTCAGCAATAACTGCTGGTCTAGGCGCAGAAGCTCTTAGGCAAATTCAACAGTCTGGTGTTTTAGACCAGCTTGTAGAAACAGTAGGTCAATATACCGAAAGACAAGATTGGATTAGTTTAGAAGACGGAACTTTATTTAAATTAGTAAACGAATATGACGCCAATGGTAATTTAATAGACTCTCTTAGTCGTGTTTTAATGCCAAACGGCGGAACTTTAAGTCTTGAAAACTTTTTACAATTTGCTTCCGAAGGAACTTTTGGAAGTCCTGTTCTTTTTGACGCTGTAGGTCTTCCTGTTTTCTTTTTCAGAGAAGGCTTACAAACACCTGAGTTTATAGATAGACTAATAGAGGCAGCGTCTGATGCTTACTCTGAAAATGGATCTACTTTTAATCAAATTGTTAACTTTCTTTCTGGAGGGTCTTCTTCTGGAGGAGGTAGCAGTTCGTACGAAGCAGTCCTGACTGGAGACTTAAACAGTACTTCAAACAACGCTACACTTTTAAATATGTTAAGAGGTGCTCTAGAAAATACGACAGATCCAGAAACAAGAGCAGATCTTGAACGACAGATAGAAGCTTACGAGCGAGAAGTAGAAGAAGACGAAGAAGAAGTAGACGTAAACGAAGACGACACAGTAGAAGACGCTGATTCAGTACTAGCGGATACAACTGCGGACAACGCTCCGGGCATTACAGAAGAAATGTTCCAAGACGTTGTGGAGCAAGTCAGGGCAGACAACCAAGTTGAAACGCAAGAAATTATTGACGCTATCAATGCCCTTGGTGTTGCTGACTTACCTACTTTAGCCCAGATAGAAGCGGCGTTCCCTGAGTTAGATGTTCCTTCGTTAACTGAAATCGGCAACACCGTTTCTACTTTGTTATCTGAAGCAGGTCTGTTAACTTCAGAGCAGTTTACTGAAGCCATGGCTGGTGTACTAACTCCAGAACAACTGGCTACTGCGTTGGCTAATTTGCCTTATGGTGACGCACAAGACTTCATAGACGCTATTAGTAATGCTGGTTACGCTACACCAGAAGACGTTGCAACTGCTTTGAACAATGCAGACCTAATGAGCAACGAAGACTTCAACACTTACATGGAGCAGTTTAGAGAAGACGTTGTAGGCGACGTAGGTACGCTACTAGACACAGCTTTTGCTGAGTTTGCTTTCCCTGAGACGTTTACAGACGAACAAATACAACAACTTAGAGACAGCATTGTAATACCCGAAAGCGCCACTATGGAGCAAATACAGGCTGCTCTAGACGCTTTGGCAGAACAGATACCTACTGCTGCTCCTACTTTAGAAGAAATGCAAACTCTGTTTAACACAGAACTAGCTAACTTAGACATAGCAAGTCCACAGGACGTAAGAGACGCTTTAGCAGAGTTTAACTTTAGTGAAGCCCAGATTGCACAGATAATCGACGCTTTACCTGAAGGCTTGTCTGTTGCAGACTTAGGAACAGCTTTAGAAGGTGTTGTAGTAGGAGAAGATTTAGACGCTGCTGTAACTACAATTACTAATGCTATCAGCGGTCTTGATATTGCGTCAGCACAAGACGTTAGAGATGCTCTGTCTGAGTTTAACTTTAGTGAAGCACAGCTTCAACAAATTGTTAACGCTTTACCCGAAGGTTTAAGCACAGCAGACCTAACCACTGCTTTAGAAAACGTAGTTGTAGGTACTGATTTAGACGCTGCTGTTACGACTATTACGGACGCTATAGGTGGCTTAGACATTGCAAGCCCAGACGATGTTCGTGAAATCCTAGCTAACTATGGCTTTACTGATGCCCAGCTTGAGCAAATTGCAGGATCAATAACAATACCTGCGTCTGCTACTGTTGCAGAAGTGCAGGCCATTGTTGACGCCATTCCTGCAGGTTTAACAGCAGAAGAAGTTGCTACACAACTAAGCAGCCAGTTTGAGGGACTTACTACAGGTATTGCAGGAGTTCAAAGCGGCATTGACCAGCTAGCCGAAGACCTAGGTTTGTCTACGGAAGGCCTTATTGCTGCTATTACGGGTCTTGGTGAAGCAACCGGAGAAGACTTAACTGACCTGCAGACAAACATACTTGAAGGCTTGGGCCTGCTTTCTCAAGACTTGGGCGTAGACATTGGAGACGTAGTCACCTCTGTTACTGATCTAGGAGAAGGTGTTGCTGAGGGCATCGAAGGTCTAGGTGAGCAACTAACGGGCCTTGGTGAAGGCATCACAGGTGTCCAAGGCGGTATCGAAGAACTAGCAGAACAACTAGGCTTATCTACAGAAGACTTAATAACCGCTATTGGAAACTTAGGCACCGCAACAGGCGAAAGCTTAACAGGCTTAGAAACTTCTATACTTACTGGCTTAGGAAGCCTAGCGGACACCTTAGGGCTGGACGTAGGTGAAGTTGTTACTTCTGTTACTGACTTAAGTGCTGACGTTGTTGAAGGTATCGCAGGTTTAGAAGATCAGTTAACAACAGGCTTTGAAGGTGTCCAAGGTGGTATTAATGCCTTAGCAGAACAATTAGGCGTATCCTCTGACGACATCGTAACTGCTATTGGCAACCTAGGTACTTTGACTTCTGAAGAGCTAACCGGGTTTGAAACCTCAGTCCTAACAGGGCTAACCGACTTGGCTAGTACATTAGGCCTAGACATTGGCGATGTAGTCACGTCCGTTACTGATCTTGAAGCAGGGCTTACAGAAAACATTACGGGACTTAGCGACCAACTTACTGGTGTTGAAGAAGCAGTAGGAGGTGTTACTACAGCCGTAAACCAAGGCATAGAAGACCTAGCAGACGCTTTAGGCGTACAAACAGACGACATTACGTCTGCCATTGTTACCTTAGGTTCGGGCCTTGGTGGAGAACTTACAGAGTTAGAAACTTCAGTACTCAGTGGTTTGTCAAGCCTTGCAGACAGCTTAGGCACTGACGTAGGCACTGTAGTAGACTCCATTGGTGGACTTGGTACTGGCATTAGTGAAAACATTCAGGGACTCTCTGACACGCTTACAGAGCAACTAGGGACAGGCTTTGGTGGGATCAGTGGACAACTTGAGTCTGGCTTTGGGCAGCTTGGGCAGCAGCTAGGGTTGGCTACATTAGGACTCTTTGGTTTAGGCGCTAAACAACCAACGGCTCAACAGATTGCTGCTGCCCAAAGAGAGTTTAAGTATACTCCTTTTGACGAAAAAGCGTCACCAAGACAGGTACAGCAGGTAGTAAAAACGGCGCCTATAAAACAACAGCCTTCTGCCTTACAACAACTTAATCAATTTTTAGACAGGCAGTCGACTACACCACAGAAACCCCCTAGAAAACCGGGAATGTTAGCATGACGTATTTAAACCTAATGAACAACGTGTTGCGTAGACTTCGGGAAGACGAAGTTACTACAGTCACTGCCAACACGTACAGCAAAATGGTTAGTGATTATATTAACGACGCTAAGAAAATAGTAGAAGAGTCTAACGATTGGTCAGCTTTACGTGACACTATTGTTGTATCTACTACTGCTTCCGACAACAGTTACTCTTTGACAGGCGCTGACGACAATGTAAAAGTCATGTCAGTAATTAATGACACACAAAACTGCTTCATGGGTTACCAAACTAAAGACTGGTTTAACGAGCAGTTGTATATTAATGAAGTAGTAGAAGGCGCACCACGGTACTACACGTACAGCGGTTTGGACTCTAGTGGTGACACGCAAGTACTCGTTAGCCCAACACCAGACGGTGTCTACAGCTTGCGGTTTGACGTAATTAAGCGTCAGGCTGACTTGACTAGTGACACAGACGTGCTGCTTGTACCAGCGATGCCTGTAGTCCACCTTGCGGTAGCTTTGTTGGCTCGTGAGCGTGGAGAAACAGGCGGTACTTCTACTGCTGAGTACTTTGCTATTGCTGATAAGTTTTTGTCTGACGCTGTTGCTATAGACGCTGCAAAGCATCCTGAAGAAATGGTATTTAGGACTATTTAATATGGCACAAGAATTACGTAGCATCAACCTTGTTGCCCCGGCGTTCAAAGGTGTTAACACCGAAGACTCGCCGTTGGCACAGGACCCATCCTTTGCTGAGATCGCAGACAACGCTGTGATTGACAAGCGTGGTCGTATTGCTGCACGTAAGGGCCACGACGTAATTACGACTAACAAGACTGTCCTTGGGTCTGACTCTATACGGGCCATGAAAGAGTTTAAGGACAACGCAGGAAACACTAAGGTTTTTTCTGTTGGTAACAACAAGATCATTAGCGGTACAACTACACTAGTAGACGAGACTCCCGGCAGTTACACAATCACTGCTGATAACTGGAAGATGGTTAACTTTAACGACAACACCTATTTCTTCCAGAGAGCGTATGAACCGTTGGTGTACAACAACACAAGCGGCTCTGTTGTTAAGCTAAGTACTGTTATAGGTGCGTCAGCAGCAGCGGACATTCCAAAGGCCAACGAAGTGTTGTCTGCTTATGGTCGCCTTTGGTGTGCTGATATTAGCGATAACAAGTCTACTGTTTTTTGGTCTGACCTACTGATCGGCCAAAACTGGACGGGAGGCACTAGCGGCTCTATTGATATCTCCAAGGTATGGCCTGATGGTTATGATGAGATTGTTGCGTTAGCCGCACACAATGGCCTTTTGATTATCTTCGGTAAGCACAGTATTGTAGCGTACCAAGGCGCAGAGGCCCCAGCAAGTATGACACTGGCTGACACCGTAGCTGGCGTAGGTTGCGTAGACAGAGATACTGTGCAGTACACAGGCACAGACGTGCTGTTCCTGTCACACACTGGCCTTAAGAGCTTTGGACGTGCAATACAAGAGAAGTCCCTGCCTATCAGTAGTTTGTCAGGAAACATTACCAAGGACATTATTGGTGCGCTACAGACAGAAAACCAGTTCTTTAGGTCTGTCTATAGTCCAGAAGAAGGTTTTTACCTGTTGACTTTTGTAGGTCAGGACGTAACCTACTGCTTTGACGTTCGAGGAACAACAGAAAATGGGTCATACCGTGTAACACGTTGGGTGTCTACAGGGTTTACTTCGTACACTAGAAAAGAAGACGGTACGTTGCTCATTGGAACGTCTAAGGGAATCAGCGAGTACGAAGGCTACCAAGACGACGGAAGCCCTTACCGCTTTAAGTACTACAGCCCAAGCCTGACGTTTGGTGATAGCTCTAGAATCAAGATATTGAAGAAGTTGAAGCCAACACTGGTTGGTGCAAACAACGCAACAGTATTCCTTAAGTGGGCTTATGACTTCAAGAGTTCGTACGCAACAGCAGAATTTACAGTAGGTGACCAGATTACTGGTTTCTTTGGTGTAAGTGAGTATACTGCCGTAGAGTTTACTGGTGGTGCTTTGACAAACCAGAAAAGTTTAAACGCCACAGGATATGGCACAAGTATAGTAGTTGGACTAGAGGCCGATATTGACGGGTCTCAATTATCACTACAGGAGATTAACGTAATGGCCTTAATAGGTAAGTTGCTTTAACTAGGAGAATATGAATGAGCCTTTTAGATTATTTATTACAACCAGAGGTCGCTATACCGGGGTTTCTTGGTGGTTTGCTGACCGCTGAAGAATATAATAGACTATCGGACATTGGCGAAGAAGCTCTAGTTGGCACTACTGTCCGTGGACGTGAAGTACCGGGAGCCTTAGACATCGCTCAGATGGGTCTAGATCAAACTCAGTTTAGGCCGTTTACAGTCACTACTGCTACTGGAGGACAGTTTGGTACACAAATTGATCCTACCACTGGTCAGTTTAGGACAACTTTGGGTTTGTCTCCTCAAGAGCAAGCCATGCAGCAACAGTTGTTTGGTGGTGCTGAACAGTTCTTTGGACAGGCACAACAGCCGACTACAGGACGTGAACAAGAGATCTTTGAACGTCTAAGGGCTGTGCAGACTCCTGAGGAGCAACGACAGCGTTTAGCTTTGGAAGAACGTCTGGCGTCTCAGGGACGCTTAGGTGTACAAACAGCACAGTTTGGCGGTACTCCAGAGCAACTAGCGTTGGCTAAGGCTCAGGAGGAAGCGCAGAACACAGCCGCTGTACAGGCCATGCAACAGGCTCAAGCAGAACAAATACAGCAGGCACAACTGGGTCAACAAATGTTGGGCGCTAGTTACATGCCTCAGGCACAACTACTCGCTGCTACTCAACCCTCACAAGAATTGGCATCACAACAAGCGGCACTTCAGCAGTACGGTGCTGGTCTCTTTGGTGAAACAGCTATGTCTGGCCTTGAGCAACAGCTTCTCATGGAACGTGCTAGAGCAAACCTACTGGGTCAAGTTGGTGGAAGTATGTTAAACCAAGCCTTCACCGTTCCTCAAGGTGGTGGCTCAGGCGCAAGCATAGGTGGCGGTAGCGGAGGTTTGTTTGACTTTTTGGGGATAACAGATCAAAACAATGACGGCACTTGGTGGTCAAGGCTCTTTGGAGGTTAATCATGGCTAAGTTTTCACAAGAATTTTTAAGACAGATGGCAAGTCCAATGGGCTCTGTCCAAGGTGGGCTATTGTCTGCTGTAAAAGGCGCAGCCACTTTGCCTCAGCAGCTTCAAGAGCGACAAAAAGCTCAGGCAATGCAGGCGGAAATGGCAAAGTACACGCCCGGCAGTCCTGAGTACAATGCTGCACTTGCTAGACAGCAGGTTGGTAAAGGCATGTTTACTGAGGCTGGTGCTACAGGCGCTGCCGCTATTCAACAACAACAGGCTGCAACTAAAGCTGCTGAAGAAAAAGCAAGAAAAGGCCGTCTAATGAGCCAAGCCTTGCAAAAAGCCGCTCGCTCCAACGATCCCGGAGGTAACGCAGCAAGAGTCAGAAACATGACTTCAGAACAGCTTATGAAGTACTTGGGGCCTAAAGATCCTGTGTATACACAACTAGTTCAAGGGGCACGTTACCTGAAAGACGGTAAAGTTATTGTGGGGTCTGAGACTCCTGAAAAAACCCGTGAACCAAAGTACGAGTACGTTAAAAACAAAGAAGGAAACAAAGTAGCTACTTTTAAAGACGGACAGTATGTAGAAACGATTGATATTGAAGGCATGGACGAAAAAGGTGAAGATTTAGACGCCCGTATATCTTCTATTCCTCAAATTGTTACTGCAATTAGTGATATTGATAATCTTTTAGAAAAAGACGATCTTCCTGAAGGCGTTTGGGCACAGTTAACTAGGTATATAGGAGGGACAGAAGCTTTAGACACAGAAGCAGAGTACAGTCAGCTTAAAAATCTTTTGGGTTTAGAAGAAATAGCGATGCTCAAAAAGTTAGGCGGCGGGAGTACTGGTCTTGGTGCTGTTTCTAATATTGAATTACAGTCCTTACAAAACAAACTAGCTTACTTAAACACTATTACTTCTGAAGAGTTACAAAGGGAAGCTTTGACTGATATAAAAAGGCACTTTACGGTGCTTAAAAACTTAGCGGCAGGGACCCCGTTTATAGAATCTATTCCTTGGGACGATCAAGAAACGAACAAAATGTATAGAGAAAGTGGTTTTACGAGGGCTCCAAACGGTATTGTAGTTTATCGACAACCGGGTAGCGACGCAGTTAGATATTACGATCCAGAAAAGAAGAAATTTATGCCTTACGAAGGAAGTTAAAATGGCTTACACTAAAGAAGAGTTAGAAACAGCTATTTCAGCAACCGGAGGACTAGCTCCTACGCCTTCCGTTGTAAAAAAAGAAGGTCCACTGTCTTCTGAGGACGTTGAGGCGGCTGTAATGGCAACACAAGAACAACTTGCTACAGACAATTTCAATTCTGCTCAAAAACCAGAAGAAGAAAGTTTTATTGAGCAAGTTCTTGGAGGTCCTTTACAGAGATCGGGAGAGCGCTTGTCTGCTATGGGTGGTCGAATAATGAACACCCTTGAGTCTTATGGCCCCGAAGCAACAAGAGCGTCTGTGGAAGCTTACGCCGCTGGTTTGCCTCAGCCTGATTCAGGTCCTACAACAGACGTAGCTTCTGTTTTACTTCAAACTGTAGCGGAACCTGTTTCTATTTTCTTTGATTCAGCAGGAGAAGCTTTAGTTTTTGGTGCAGAACAAGGAATAGGTTTAGTTACGACAGACGAACAACGTCAAGAAGCTATGAGACAGTTTACAGAAATGTTGCAAACTCCAGCAGGCAGTTCCTTTTCTCAAGCGGTGGTAGGAACAGCAGAAGCATTAGAGTCGTGGGCCGAAAAGTACCCAAACGAGGCTGCTAACCTAAGAGCTTTAGCAGACGTAAGTGGCATGAAAGGGTTTAAGGAAATGTTTTCAAAGGCTGTCGGACCAGTGACAGACCAAACTATCCCTGCGCCTAAACAACCTTTCAAGCTTTCTAAAATAGGCTTGAGAAAAGTTAATGAGCCTTTGAAAGGCGAAGATAGAAACTTATGGAATCTTGCGTTTAACTCTGGAGTAAAGACAGAAGAACAAATAGATAGGAACATACCTACTGCACTAAGAGGTTTTGAAACATTAGCTTCTCAACAAGAGTTAGACACCGTTGATGTTCTTAAAAGAGCAGGCATACAAGGGAAGGCAAACCCCTTGTCTGCACACAATAAATTAAAAACTTACTTAGACAAGTTAGACGAAAGGTTAGTTAACATCTCTAGAGGTGCTGACGCATCTATAAAGGTAGATCCTAAAAATCTTAAATCAAAAGTTTCGGAAAAGTTTAGAACTTTTGTAACTGAATATCCCGGATCTTTTGACAGCCCTAGACAGGCAAACAAGACTATTAATAAGTACATGAATCAGTACATGGCTTTTACAAAAAAACACGGTTATAGCGTAAAAGGCCTTAGAGACGCTAGAATAGACTTTGATAACTGGTTAGAAGGACAGGGAGTTTCTTTAGGTAAGGCAGCTACGGATTTAAAATCACAGGCTGGTCGAATTGTAAGAGAGTCTGCAAACGAAGAAATTATACAGATTCTTCCGGAAGCTGGTGATTTATTAAAAGAAATGAATCTTGGTCTAAAAGTAAAGCCGTTAATTTACAAAAAAGCATCAGAAACAGCAGAAACAGCATTAGGAAGATACCTTCAAATATTTAAATTAGATTTTCTTTTAGGAAGAACGGCATCTTCTCAGGCAATCAACTTTGTACCTTCGGTAGCCGTTGCTGCTCTTGTTTCTCCCGGTTATTTTGTAAAAAGACTAGCGAGTCTTTCCTACGCTGACAAAGGCACTGCTAAATTCCAGTACGCCGTAAGAGATGCTATAAAGGCTATGGAAGCAGGTGCTAAAAAAGCGACAGACAAAGACACACTTAAAGCATGGAACGCAGATAAGGTTATTGTGTACACTGCATTAAGAGAAGCTGCACAAACTTTGGCAGAGCAAGAGGAGCAGGCTGAAAAAGAAGAAAAAGAGCGCTAGAGACGCTCTAGTACCCACTTCAGACCCATGATCTCACCCCGTATCTCGTTATTTCGGGCAGCGGGGATAGACCTATGTAGCTTGTTCTCAAGTACTCTAATGCGAATCTCAATGTCACGTTTGATGTTCATAATCTAACCTAAGTAAATACGGGGGCACTAAGGCCCCCTTTTGTTTACAACTCGCAATTGTTACCTGTACAAGCCAACTGTTGCGACCCTTCAGTCATGTCAGAGTTCTCAGAGATGTTCCAGTCGATGGTCTCAGGAAACTCCTCCTTCAACTTCTCATACGTCTCTAGATCAATAGGTTCATAAGGAGCCTGTTGGTATGTATGCTCTGAGTAGGGTAGGAAGCTTACGCCACTGATCTTGTCGAACTTGTTGTACAACCACTGACCCACCTCAAGGAACTCGTCGTCACGGTAGTAACACGTCATTGACGGCTTATGTTCACACCAGAAGTCCTGATAGATCTCCCAAAGCTCAAGTTGCTCCATAGCACCCATCTCAGAGGCCACCACAGCCCCCTCAGGCGACTTTATGGGGAAGGAGAATACCTTGGTAGTGGGTGACATTACGTCGTCCTCTACAGGCACTCCTGCTGCCTCAAGGACTTGACAGAGCGGGTCTCTTGCATCTGCTCTAACTCGTCTAATGTATTGATCTGCATATCTAGGGTGGATACCAGAAGCAGAATCAACCAACTGACTAACAGTACCGGAAGGTTTAACAGCAGTAATGGCAGTGCTAAGATTAATACCAAGCTTGCTAGACCATTCCGCATTAGTACTAATCGACTCCTCTTTGAGAACAATGAGCCACTCCTTAAGTTTTTCACGGTCTTCCCTCCCTGACAACACGGCGTGGTCCATGATGCCTGTTAGTGATACACCTAGTAGTGCTTCTTCTTCTGTGTTCTTCTGCCATACTTTACGTAAGTAGCGGAAGTCGGTTAGCGTAGCCTGAAGAGACCCAAGGATAGCCGCAACACGTACTTTTCGTTTAAGGTCTGACAACGTATCTCCTGCCCTGACAACAACTTCCGATAGATTGCAGAACTGGTAGGGCCTGAGGATGATCTCTGAGCATGGATTAGTTCCAAAATCATAGGTAGCATCTCGTCGCTCGTTCTTTGCAGCTTGCTTTTGACTTGCGACTCTAGAGAACATTCCTCGTTCTCCGGAGCGGGACTCGTATAAACTTTTCCACTCATTTAAAAACGCCTCAAAGTCTGGCTTCTCTGTATAACATGCGCTGTTGTTCGCTAGTCCTCGCTGAGGGTTATCCTGCCACCACTGGCCTGACTTGCATCGTCGGAGTCTATCGTCAGTGAGGTTAGACAGACTGATGAGAGCGGACCTGCGTACACCGCCGACGACGACGATCTGTGCAATCTTACAGCAGAGATCATGACATTCGATGGAACTAAGTTTACGTCCAGCAGCCTCCCGAAAGACGCTGACTGTGAAGTTGAACAGATCGACAAGAGGCTCTGGACCAGATGCTCTACCTCCGAAGGTCTTAAGGGTTGCCCCTGCAGATCGTACTCCAGACACGTCCCATTTTGGAAGTTGGCCTGAATACAACAAGCTAATAAGTTCCCGGTAAGCTTTAGCCCATCCAATTTTACTATCGGCGACATGTATAACGGTATCGGTATCATGGAATTCCTCTGCTACTTCTGGTAATTTTGTTACGTACTGACGCTCTACACTAAAGCCTACTCCAGTGCCACACATAAGGACGTACATCATTTCGTCAAATGCTTTAGGGTGGTCGATAGGCATGTAGGAGCAGTTAAACCCAGCTACATTGTCACGGTCTAGTGCTTCTCCGGCAGTCATCAACGCTCTCATGCTAGGCATAACACCCATGTCATGAATGTCTGCAAAGATACCGTTAGCCTGCTCTAGTGTTAGCTTACCCTTCTCAATCCAGAAGTTTAGGTAGCGGTCAATTGTTTCTTCCCAAGTCTCCCGTCGCTGCTCCTCTGGTAGGTAACGAGCGTAGCGTGACTTGTGTATGTACTGTTGATATGCGTCCATTAATTTAGTTCCTTAATTAGTCGTTCGATGTACCAGCGACACTTCCGTAGATCTTCGATTGGTTTACCTTTGTAGTCATAGCGCCAGAGGTACTTCAGTGCGTTACCCTTGAGATAGCCGTTGAACTCGTTTTTAGGCATGGACGCTTTGATTGCTTCGATGGCTTCGATTGCTCCTTTGTTGTAGTGGTCAGGTTGCTCCACAGGGTCTACCTTCTTTGGTTTCCTGACGGACAAGTTGTTTAGTGCAGTAACTGTGTCCCACTCTTCAGGAGTCGCTTCGTCAATACTCATTCTCTTCTTCCTCTAGCTCTTGTTCAAACACATCTAGTCTGTTGATTAGCTTGTCCTCAAACCTGTCCAGCATCTCTTCTGAGGTTATCTGTAGGGCCTCCAGCAGGTCGTCC